TGAGGTGCAACCTCAACAGTTGTTTCTGCTGTAGCTTTTTTAGCCATAATATAATAAAATTAAATAGTTAATAAAAAACCCCAGGGCTACGCTCACTGTGTAGCCCCGTGGGGTTAATTTAAGGTAATTAGATACCTTTGAAAAGTACAAAGTTGTTAGCAGCTTGTACAACTAAACATCTTTCTGATAGGAAGTTTACTTCCATAGCATCAAGAGTAGATGTAAATGCGCCACCAGCAGAACCAGTTAACCAAGACTTCATACGTCGATCATCAGCTTGTGAAGCTCTGTATCGTACATGTAAGAAAGGTCTACGTATATTAGTTCCTAGTACTTGATCGTATACTGTAGATGTTCCAGCTGGTATCAATACGCCTTCGATAGAGTTAATTCCATCGATAGCGCCACGAGTTGAAGCATCGTTTAAGTATTTCCAATCAGTTTTGTAGAAATCGTAAGATCCTCTTCGGAAACCGCTGAACCCTAGGTTCAATGCCATTTCTTCTGAGTTTTCAAATAAACCAAATGCAGTACCACCGGCAGTTCCACCAGAGATTGCAGCTAGCATATCGTCAAAATCAAGAGCTGTTTGTCTTTGCAAGAAAAGCATGTTTTCTTCAATAGCACCTTGAGTATCTAAGTTTTTCAAGATAGCGTCAAAGTCATCAATTCCAGCAGCAGCTGTAAATCCTACTTGTACGTTACCACGATCTTCGATAGCAGCAAATAAACCTTCACTACCAGGCAATGTTGCAGCGCCGGCTAGAGCTGATTTTTCAGATTCTACCATAGACATTTCTAAGTAATCTTCAAAGCGTAATCTTGTTTCAGACTCAGCTTTTAAGTACCATAAATATCCAGAAGCACCATCTTCAGTAGCAACTTCAACCCATCCAATTTGCGCCATATCAGAACCAGATACTACGTATTGGCTTCTAATGATAATTGGCGTATTTGAAAATTGAGTTAAAACAGGTTCTACAGAAACATACCCATTTGGATTACTTACAGCATCATACTTATTTAAAGATACACCTTTCTGATAAGCAGAACCGTAAACAAATACTTTGATTCCAGCTCCAGCAGTAATACCGTTGGCAGGGTCATCTAGCTTTGCACCGTTAAATGGAGCTACCGTAAAAGTACCAACACCACCTCCAGCACCAGGAGTACTAGCAGTAACAAGACATTTAGCCTCTCCACCAGTAGCTGGATCTAAAACAACAACAGTGTCGTTTGCAGAAACAACATTTGTTACGCCTGCAGGTAAGTTAATAACATTTGTAGTACCAGCACCACCCGCTACAACAGTCACGTTGTCGTAAGATATGTGTAGTCTATTTTGCTCAGACCAAATAACTTGGTCAGATGTCATTGGCATTTCAGCGCCAACCATACGTAAAAAGCCAGATAACGTTCTGTTTCCATAACGCTCTACTTCTTGTTCGTAAATTTCAGGTAAATACTGCTGAGCAAATGTGTCAGTGTTTCCAGCACCACCGTCGTTAAATTTTAAGTAATTTGATTCTAAAATCTCTTGTGTTTGAGATGGAATTAAACTACCAAATTGAGGAGTTAAACTCATAATTTTAAATTTTTATTAGTTAAATTTTTTAGTTTTTATTTTAAGTTTTGTAGAATCAGCGCCTGAAATAGCTTTAACTTTAAATCCGCCAAGAAATACATCTCCTTGAGTAGTCCTAGCTTTAGTGTCACTCAAGTTTTTTGATTTATTTACAACGTCTTTTACAGCATCCGCTTTTCCTTGCTCGTAAAAATGAGCGGCAATTTTATCTACATTTTCAGCAGCATAAATAGCCTTGTGATAACCAACATGATCTACAACATCACCATTTTCGTTTAAGAACTTCCCAACGAGGTTTGTTATATTTGACTGGCTTTCTGCAACTTTATCTTTGTTTTGGATATTGTACTTGTATTTCTTTTCACCAACTTTGATATCAAAACCTTTGAAATCATCACTGAAAAGCTTTTTAGTATTATCTTTAAAAGTCTGATGCTGTTGCTCAGCTTGTTTTTGCTCCTTGTTATATCTATTGAAAAAGTCCATGGCTTTTTGTTGTTCTTGAGTAACGCCCGGTCTCAACTTGATCTCGTCGTAATATTTACTCTTAGTTTCCTCTAAAAAGTTTTTGGCTTTTGCAACTTCTTCTTTAAACGCAAGTTTCTTTTTTCTTACGTCTTTTTCCTCATCTATGTCTTCATCAAATTCAAAATCTTCTAATAAAAGATCAAGATCTTCAGAATCTAAGTAAGGTTTATTTTTTTTGTAGTACTCTTTTATAAGAGTTTTATCATCTACATTACTATAGTCGGCGTTCAACCTAGCATAGTCTTCTATCGTACCACCGGTTTCCTCCATAAAGGCAACTAGCTTTTCAATATTTTCAGGTAAAGGTTTACCTAATACTTTTTCATCTCTTAGAGCTTCTTTAACTTCAGCTTTAGTTATTACTTCTTCTTCAGTTACTTCTTGGATCGGAGAAAACCCTTCAGTAGTCTCGTTGGACTCTTGTACAGGTTCTCCCACCGTTGTGCTATCTCCGGATGGTTCTTCCACAGATACCTCCTTTGTTTCTCCGATTTGAATGGCATCTTCTTTTTCTTCTTGTTTTGGAATTACTACTTTCTTTACCTCTGGCTCTAATTCTATTAAAGGTTCTTTGGCATTAACATTTACTTTTGTAATGTTGTCTTTTGTTTCTTTAAATTTTTTAGGTGCTTTCTTTTTAAGTTTAAAATCACCTTCTTGCTTTACAGCTTCTTGTGTTTGTTCTGACATAATATAATATAATTAAATAATTAAACGTTTACATAAACGCGCCCATATCGGGTTGATTTTCAAAATCAATTGGCAAGCCATCGTTTTTTCTTTGACTTATCATTTCACTTTGTTGCGTACCTTCCATTTTTATACGCTTATCTTTTCTATCTTCTATCATTTGCTCTTTAGAGCCAATAGCCTGTACTTCCATTTGTTTCAACTGTCTGTCATACTCAAATTTTTTAGCCATTTTCTGCATGTCTAATTGTGTCTGAGTATTCATACGTTGTATTTCCATTTGGCTTTTAGACTGCTCAAAGTCAACTTTAGTGGAAGTAATTGCTTGTTGTTTTTCTACTTCTGCCATTGCGGTTCTTTCTGCTGTTTGAGCTTGAGCGTCTGCTTGAGCCGCTATATTAGCTTGTTGAACTTGTTGATCTCTAGCTTGCTTTTGATTTCTTTTTATTTTAAGCATTTGATTAGCTAGTTTAAGATTTTTTATTTGTCTTAAATCTATAGCGTCTTCTAAATCTATACCACCTTGCTGAATAGAAGCTTGAATATTTGCTTCTAATTGAGCTTGTTCTTCTTCCTCTGGTTCAAGTTCTAGAAATATACCAAAATCATGCATATTTAATTTTATAATTTCTTCTAAAGTTTTTACGTTAAAAGTTGAAATAGAGCTTTGCAACGATGATCTTGTAAGAGGAAATTCTAAAGCGTCTGCTATTTTTAAAGTAACGTTTTCAGCTATGCGCAAGGTCAAGTACATACCTGCTTGAGTTATATGCTTGGTTGCAGTGTTAGAAGCATTAGCAGCTAGTTTCTGTAATCCTACTAAAGTGTTTCTATCTGGCAAGCTACCGTCTCGAGCTTCGTTTAATCCCGTCACGTCTCTTATCATCTGAAGATAGTACTGATAAGTTGTAATAAGACTTTGTATCTTAGCGTTACCACTTCCGCTTTGTAGTTCTTGAACTGGAACTTTGCCGGCGTTCATTTCGCCATCTTGAGTTAGTGATCTACCAATCACGGAACCAGTTTGAAAATACATGTTTAAAGCTTCTGCTGGGTTATAATTAGTGCCGTTGCCTAAATCGACTTCAGCTAAACCGTCCATATCTAAATAAACACCATCAGGAACCATACGAGAAATTACTTGTTGAAGTTTTAGATGTGTTAATTGTATCATATCTGCAAAACCAGTGCATCTACTAACCAATGATTCAATTCTACCCTTATAAATTCTTGGCGCGCATATGGCGTAATTCATTTTTACTTTAGTAGTGTCTGACATTGGTCTAGACATGTTTTCAGCTAGCTCCCATTTAAGCATTGTTTCTGTTCCTAACACTTTAGCGCCACTATATAAAACCTCTATAGATCTTGAAACTTTTTCAAACATGTCACTTTCAGGTGGGTTAAAAGTGTCTGGTTTTTCAATAGCTTTTAATAAACCCTGCTCTGTTTGTTTAATTTTAAAAACTTGATTATGATATGTTTTATAATCAAAGTATAAAACTTGAACTGTGTTATTGTCATAGTTTCCATAACCAGTAATATAAGACTTATTACTTGGCATGCTTTGAATTCTTTTTAACTCTTCTTCTGATATATTTGGAAACTCTTTTTTGAGCTCAGGTATAGTAATAGACTTTACTTCTCCTACGTAATATATATCTTCAAAATTAGGATCTTCTGTGTAAGAATAAACCATGTAAGCAGGATCAACATATTCTATAGTCACTCCATTAGCTACGTTGAAACTAGTTTTAACAGCAGAAATACCACAAACCGCTAAATCCATATTTAGCCTTCTTCTTGTTAATTGGTATTTATTTTGAGCCATAATGCTTGATATAGCTTCTTCTTCTGCTATTTCTATTGATTGTTTATAACTCAACTGCATGTGAAGTTCTAATTCTTCTTTTGACTCTGGAACAACATCTTTGTTTGGTGACTGATAAGCATCAATGCCTAGAGTTTCTTGCAAAATAGATAAATAATCTTGAGAAATCATATCTTCATAAAGCTTAGAAGCGTATGTAGTTCTTTTTATTACAGACTCTGGATCTTGAGCGTAAGCTTTTATTTCGTAAGACTTAGAAGAAATACCATTTACTACAATATCTACAAACTTAGACAAAATAGGAACAGGTGTCCAGTCTAAATTAAGATAAGACAAATCACCATTTATAGATAATTCATCTTTATATTTTTGAACGCTTTGCTCGCCTCTAGCGTAGAGTCTTAATTGGTTAAAATTATTCCAATTAGTTAAATACCTATTACCTGTTGTTCTGCCTTGATCAAACCACTCGCCCTCTATAGCTTGAGCAACTTGCTTGCCATAGTCTAAACTGGATTTAACTTCTTCACTAACAACTTGGCTAGGAAATGCACTTCTAGTATTAGTGTATATCTTCATTTAACTTATTATTTTTGACATAGAACCTTTGTTGTCATATTTTTTAATACCTAAATCTACGGCTTTTAATTTTATTGGAGCACTTGGAGAATACCTGTGCTTGTTGCAAGCCATCAATGCTAATCCAGAACTTATTGAAGCATCGTGTTTTGTTCTGTTGTTTATATTAAACTGAGACCAGTCTTCTAATGTTTTTTGAAAATACATATCCCCATAGCCTGTTTCTTTTAAACCAACAAAGTCTTCAATATAAGACTCTATAGCAGCTGCATGAGCTTGTTTTATATCTTCACTAGAATTTGGTATACCACCCAATTCTCTTTCTGTTACAGATAATTTATTTCTTTTTCTATCAGGCCTGTTCATTGAAAAGCCTCTATAACCTCTTCTTTTAAAATGGTATAGTAATCTTGGTTTGTTGTTTTCTGCTAGTATTGGCATGCCATAAAATACGCAGGCCATAAGCACATCTTCAAAAAATATTTCAGCTGTTTGAGGTCTTGCTATATATTCTAAAAAAAAGTGGTTTGGCGGTGTGTCTGTCATTGAAAATTTAGTAAGCCCGTGCAAAGAACCTTTAGAACCCCTATTGTCTACAGTACCTGATATATCGTAAGGATCACAACCAAAAGCCCCCATTGTTTCATTTAATGGATATTTAATTCCTGACTTAGTTATTACCGCGTTTTGCATACTAACAGACGGAACCCATGTTATAAAAAATCTACCATTTTTGTTAGGTAAAAATATAACTTCGGAATCTTGCACGCCATTTTTCCAAGCAAAATTGCCTTGTGTTATATTTATAGAATTTCTTAAATCTTCATTAAAATCTATTTGCTCATAAATTTTAGTTAGATTAAATAAAGAGTCTTTTGATTCATCTCTAAATGCGTGCTTAGTTGTTCTTGGAAATTGTCTGTAGAATTCATTTAAAGCATCTTGATCTTGTTTTAATCCAGCAACTTCATTATCCCAGTATTCTATAACACCTTGCTCAATTGTTTCGCCTTGCGGTCCACTAATTTTCTTGCTTGGGGTGTCGAATACAGGTAAGCCATGAGAATCGATGTATCCTTCGTAATTCCATTCCATAGGTATGAACAAGCTATATAATCCAGAGCGAGTTTGTCCATTTGCATTTCTTTGAGTAACGTCTGAGTCATTATATAATTTTTTAAAATTATCACCACCTTTGTCTAATGAGTTACTAGTTGAACCCATCATACATTTACCTATAATTCTACTACCTAATCGTAAACACGTTTTCGTGACACGCCAGTTGTTGAGGATGTTCGTCGGGCGTTCCCATTTACCGCTTTCGTCGTGGACGAGTAGCTTGAGTTTTTCACCGTCGTACGAGTTGTCACCGGTATTCTTCCAGTCGATCGTGGTGTCGAGGCCGTCGAGCTCACGTAATGTCTCGTTGGTTTCGAGTTTCTTACGGGTGAATTTACTGGCTGGTACACGATAGGCGAGCTCTGTCTTGGGGCGGTCCATACCGTCCTGTATTGGTTTAAAAAAGAAGGGGTAATTAACCGATATTGGTACCACCTTATCCGTAAACATCTTCTTCGCATCAGGTCCACTCTTTGATAAAATGCCAAATCTAGAGTCGCTTGATATGGTTGCCATATTAACGCACTCCCCGGACGCCATAAATGAGAATCCAGATCGTCTATTTTTAAGGTAGCACATTCCATATGACCTATGATCGGCTTTACAAGCTTCCCAGAATATGTAAAATAATCTGTTTGATTCCCTAAAATCTGGTTGCCCAACATCAATTTTGGACCACTGCAGGTACATATAGTGAGTACCAGTAATGTAAGTAGCCACATTCTTATTATAGAACCAAAAGCCTTGTTCTCTTTTATTGAATTCACTATCGATGTAATCATACCATTTTTCTTTAAAGTCTAGTGGGTATTCTTCCCAGTCAAATACAGACTTTATTTTTTTCAATACTTTAGGATACTCAGAATATTCCCATGTGTTTGAATCAAATTTTTCTACGTTAAACTTTTCAGGTAAAGCTATTTTTAAATTCTGTATTTCATATACTTCACCTATCTTACCTGTCTTAGATATAACAACCATATCGTGTTCTTTGTTATATCCATACTCCCATTTTTTATACCTATTAGTTCTTTTTAAAACCTTAGGCTTTACATGGTCTTTTAAAACTTTATATAAACTCTGTTTGTACATTACGATGATCTACCTTCTGCAAAACCTTTAAAAGTTCTTTCTTTAACTTCTTTAGGTTTTTCGTTTAATAAGTTTTCTTCTTCTTCAATGCGATTAAGTATTTCAAAGGCATCGAATATAGCTAGCTTTTTAGTGGCTGCTGCGTTCTTGAGTCTGTCAGCTGATATATCATCATCTGAATCTACAATAGCTTCTTTAGCTACTTTGATTAACTCCTCGACTGCACGCTGCCCAGCTTGGATTATATTCTTCTTCGTTTCCTTGGTGTTCATACTTAATTACAATATCATTAGATTTCATACAGTAAAGTCTTTTTCCTTCAACTAAAAACTCCCATTCACCATTAGGCGTATAGCCAACTAGGTCTCCTGGGTTTATTTCTAGCGCTTCTAAGGACTTATTACCATATTTTAATATACCAATAAGCTTACGCTCTTTATCAAGCGTTAGAGAATCATTACTTTTTATGGGTGTTATAAAACATCTGTCACCAACAGTGTTCCAACCGTTTTTATTTTTATATAAATAAACCTGGTCAAGACTACAGAAATACAAATCATTTTCAAAATAAGATCTGCTTTTCTTTTTATTACCTTTCATATCGTAAAAGGTTCTAAATACATTTTGGTGTATAATTACTATATCACCTTTTTTAATACCTGATTTAAAAGCTAATGGTGTTTCAATAATCTCAGCTAATCTGTTTACAAACTTCCAGTTTTCAATTTTAGTATTAACAACAACGTCTTTACCTGCTATTTCAACTGTGTTTTTATATTTATCACCAATTGGTTTTAAAATAAAATCATACAAGCTTTTCATCAGTACTCTAAGTCATACTCAACAGATACAGCCATGTTAGAATTAAATTTTTTCCATGGTAATACCTCATTGTTTTTCTTTATGTGAATATTATAAGAACCATCAGAGTCATCTAAAACTATATAAGATATTTCATGGCCTCCATAAACCTGTTGACCTACGGAATAATGCATTGCATCGTTTTTATAATCAGAACCTATACTGATTTTTCTTATAACTGAATTCATTACGCTTCTTCAGTTATTTCAGTGTATTCACCAGTTTTAAGATCAATAGAAATTTTACCGTATTCTTCTTCTAGCTCTTTTTTATATTCTTCTAAAATTGTGTTTACTTCTGCTACCTTGTGAAGCAATGCGTGCTTTTTACTTTCTAAAATACCTATTTCAATAACAGTATCTTCTAATTCTTTATTTTGATCTGCAACTTTCTTAAGTTGTTCTTCTGTAATTTTTGCCATTTAATTTAATTTAAGTTAATTGTTATATTTATATAGTTACTTGTATATAAGTTATTTACCTGCAATTATGTCACTAACTGTTGTTGAATCAGATAAAACATAATCCACAACCACCGGAAACCACTCTCCTTGTGGTACATTTACAAAAACCTGAGCTTGAGCAGCACCAGGTAGTCCAGGAGATGCTACGACTCTAAACACTGCATTATCATCACCAGGATTACCACTTCCAGTGGCATCTATGGTAACTAATTCTCCGTTTAAATATCCACTGTCTTCTCCGCCAACAATTGCATCAACTGAAACTACCACTCCATTAACTGCAGTTATATTAACATCCAGACCTGTTCCGCTGCCACCTGAGGTCTGGTATTCATCACTAACATATCCAGTTCCTCCAGATCCAGCGTATCCAGGTGATACAAGTTCAGTTGCCGTGCTTGGCCCTACTCTTCCAGCTGGAATTACTTGAAGATTACCAGGCGCGCTAGTTCCTATGTATAATACGGAACCATTTAAAGAATCTGCCGCCGTTAAAGATGCTACAGCTACAGGCGCTACGGGCTGTATGTCGTTTGTTATAAAATCAGGTTGATTTGCGTATTGTCCCATTTTTATTTATTTTTTATAATTTGTTTTGTTTTTTCCCAGCTACGACCCACAAAATATGCGCCATATACTGTTACTAGTAGTGTTTGAAATATTGGTATATATTCTTCAGCTATTTTAAACTGACCTATGTTGCCGTCGAAAAAGGCGCAGGCAGTAAATATAACTGTCAAGTATATAAGCACCATTGGTCTTATGTTTTTAGACAGTTTACTATCTGAAGCCATATCAGCAGCCCATCGAGCGCTAACTTGCTCTTGGGCTTCAGTGTCTGCTTTTTGTAGTATCTCTGTTATTAATCTTTGAGCTTCTAGCTTTTCTTCTTTAGTAGTTGTTAAATCATCTATGACTTGACCAACTTCTTTTATTACATTGCCAGTAAGCCATTGCCAAAGTTTTTTCATTCGTCTATTTTATAAGTATATTCAGTTAAATTTTCTGATATTTTCTTTTTAGGTTTGCCTTTTCTCCTTTTATAACCATATTTATCTAAATAAATTTGATAACCTTCTCGATCATTAGCTGTCTTAAACGCTCTTGTAATTGTTGAAGATGGTAAACTATCTGCTTCTCTGACATTTCTTTCTAAAACTATACCTTTATAATTTTCCATGCCTTTAAATGGGTTTGGATATAATTTTTCTTCTTGACTATAATCTCTCTCTCTAGTTACAGTAACTTCTTTATCTTTATATTTATCTTCTATAGAAGGATCTTTTTCAACAGCAGCTTTCCATCTATCATACTCAGGCGTTCCAGGTTGAGCTAATCTTTCAACTTCTTTGCCAGGTATTGTTATCTTAGCAGTTCCAGCTGTGTCAATATCTTCACCAGCTAAATTTGTAGCGGTTTGAGTTGTTTTATACTTTAGCTTTTTTGGATCTATTCCTCCAGCGCTTGAAGTGTGCTCTGCTGGATCTCCACCATGAAAGTGAAATGGAGTTCCGCCGCTGTATTTCATTTTAAATGCCATAGTTATGCGTTTTTATAAGCCTCGTTTTCCCAAGGCAAGTTTTTAGCGCCTTCGTTCATTTTATCTCTTGAATATGTTTTACCTTTCCAATAAACGTTATCATCGTCGTAATCAAGATCACCACGTTTCATTTGGTCTATATGCACCATTTCGTGATCTATAACATCTTGAGTTTTTGAAGGATCTACATCTTTGTTTATTATAATTGTTAAATTATTATTAGCCTTACCCATAACATCATCTTCCATATCAACGTGATATATAGGAGTGCTAAAAAGCTTTTTATCGTATGGAGGATTGTCTAATTTAAAAGCCATGTTATTTTTTATAAGGAAACATTTTGTTTAATGCATTTTTTCGGCTTTCACAACCGCAAGGGATGTTTAGTCCCTTGCTCATTGTGTCTACCATTTTCTTGATGCCAGTAGCTTTAGTAAACTTTTCTACGCTGTCTCCTAAACCTATTGATTTCATAATTATGCTATTTTAAATGATTTAAAATAAACTGTTTTAGCAAAGTCATATGCAGCATTGTTATCTGCAACATCTTGAGGTAAGCTAACTGTAGATTTTACTCCACCTGGGTTTGCTGTAATAGCTCTAGTAATAGCAGCTTTAACTTTGTTAATGTATCCTGCCGAAGCTGGTTTTGCGCTTGCTGCTCCAGGATCTGTTGCTGCTGCATCTAAAGAAAAAAGAACTGTTACTGTTTTAGTAGCAGTTGTTAAAGTAGCAGACATTGCATCTCCTGCTCCGTTTGCAGCTACTGCTACAGTTAGAATAGAATCAGCTAATAATAAGTTGTCTCCATCTTCTGCTGGCACAGCACCTGAGTTGTCGTATCCACCTGTTACGTGAAAATTAATCCATTTTGCCATTTTGTTTTGTTTTTAATTGTTTGACTTGGTTTTGGTTGTTTTGTTTAGGTTTGTACAGTCCTAATCTGTTTTCATTTCAGCTATTGAATCTTTAGACTTTTTAGACATTCTCTGCTTTAAATGGTAGTCTCTATGAGCACCTTTTTCCGGACTCATTTTATCCATGCCATGACCTAAGTTTTTAGCTGGTGAGTCATGATTCATTTTGTATGGGCTCATTTCAGCTGGACTATGTCCCATGTGTAAAGCAGACTTTGAGTGCTTTGACATCCATGATCCTCCACTAGCGTGTTTAGCTACTGGGTTGTCATGCATTAAGTTGTATTTTTCTTGTTTTGCAGATTCCATTTCTGCTGGTGAGTGTCCCATATGAGGTCCTTTACCATATTTCATATCAATTGGATTTTTTGTTAATTTTTCTGAAAGGATTTGTTTACTCATTTTTCCTAGTTGTTTTGCAGCTTTTTTAATTTTTCGTTTAGATGGCTTTTCTAGTTTTTTTGTAGCTTTTTTAATCTTTTTTTTAGGTAGCTTTTCTAGTTTTTTTGTCATATAATGACCTTCTGGATGATGTGGCATAATGTTAATTTTTAAGTTTAACTGTGATGTTTTTTGTCATATTTCATATCGCCTGCTAATTTAGAAATATGTTTCTCGTCAGCAGTCATTTTTTCGTCGCTATGCCCGTGATGATCATCATATAATACATCACGCTTTAAATAATCTATATGAGCCGCGTCGTCTCGCTCAGTAGCTTTGTAATTTTCTTTTGTTACCTTAGTATGCGCGTGGTCCATTGACCATTTAGCATTACCAGTATCTTTTCCGTAGTGTCCTTTTTGCATTCCCATAACTTATTTTATTCTGGCACACATTCGCCATTTTCCATTTTATAACCTTTAGCACAGTTACTTTTACCGGATTTATATTCTGCTTTTCTATTTTTTAAATCTCCTTCAAAGTCTGCGCCTCCACCAGCTATTGTTTTTTCAAGAGTATCAACAGCAGCTCCAGCTAATACACCAACTGAAGTAATGTCTGGTACGTCTATCTCACCGCCATAATATGTTTCAGTATCCATTGGAGTTCTTCTATATGAAGCTGTAGCCATTTCAAGAGGTCCATCTCCTGCGTGGTCTTGTTTTTCTTTATCGTACTCTTTTTTAAGTTCAACTACCTCAGGATTATCATAATCAAGAGCGTCATCTCTGCCGCTTGATTCTTTAGATTTAGCTTTCATTTGTTCCATAATATCTTTATGGGCTTTCATAGGGCTTTTCATCATGAACCCGTCTCTAAATTTCGTCATAGCTTATTTCTTTTTACAAGCAAAGTTCTTAGCAAAGTTTGCCATTTTCATAACACGCGTTGTGTATTTGTCTTTATTTTTCATTACAGCAGTAGCTGCTTCGCAGGTAGATTTACCAGGCATATTATCTTTAATCCAATCAGTGAATTTACCTTCGTTTTTTTCTTTGATCTTTATATCCTGCTCTTCTTCTTTCTTAAAAAATGGTGATCTATACATTTTTGTAAACTTTAGCTTTGCTAGTAATTGGTCCAGCTTCATATTTACAAGGAAACTTTAATACTTCCATGCCTGTTATACCAGAACTTGATCCCACGGCGTGAGGTCTACCTGTTTGATCTAATGGTCCGTCCCATATTGCGTTTTCACCTACAACTCCGTGTACGTTTTTTGACGCCATTGTTTTATTGTAATTTGGATCTGTTTTATGCATCATTTTGTTTTTTGTTTTTTAAAATATAAAGCTGATTGATTTCCAGCAAATAACTGCGCGAAGTTTTGATTATTACTCATCTGATAACCTAAGGTGCTATAATCAAAATCACTAGTAGGTGTTTGTCTTGCCTCATAATTTAAAGTTCCACCAGCTTGAGTAAAAGCATCATCTATGCTGCTACCCATAGTTCTTGGGGTTAAACCAGCTCTAAGAAGATTGTATTTTCTTGTTTGTTCTTTTATTGCTCTATCTTGAGCAGTAGAATCGTCATCAAAAGTATTGTAAGGATCAAAACCCGGATCATTCATGGCATCTGCTTTAGCTTTGTTGGCTCCAAACACTGTCATACCTGCCATTGGATCTATAGTTCTTATTCCAGCATCAAAAGCAGATTTTCTATCTGCTGGAGCTAAACTTTCAGACTGAACGGGTTGTTGAGCAGCAGCCGCAGATGAAGCAGCTCCTATTAAACCGCCTGAAACTTGTGCTCCCTGCATAATACCTGATAGTCCACTTGTTCCCATGTTTTGTTCAGCAATATTTGGAGCAGCACCAGCCGCTAACATACGCTGTCTGTTGCTTTGTCCCCTGGCGCGGCGATTAAATAAATCATAAAAACCACCTTTACCGCCTCTTTTTCTTATCGCGTCTCGAATTCTTTGACCTCTCGTTGATCGAGCTTGCATGAAAGCATCATTAACTCCTAAAGCCCCTGCCATACCTCTAAGTATACTCATCTGTTTTTATCTTTGTTTACGTTATAAATAGCTTTAGTCATAACCTTATCAGTGTATGTATCACCATTAATTATTTTGTTTCGTCTACCTGTGTTTATATCTTCTTCGCCAAGCATTACTCTGTATATTCTACTTATTAGTTGCTTACCTTTAAAAGACACCTTGTATATATGGTACTTCTGAGTGGTTCTGTTCCTGTGTCTCCACACGACTATCCAACCTTCTTTCAGTAGTCTATTCCATCTGCGGTTGTCCCAACTATAAGAATAAACACCCATTTCAAAGTCTTTTTTAGTAAAAAAATCTATACAATCAAGGTATATGAGAAGTTCTAGATCTGCATCGTTTAAATCATTGTTGCGACAAGCCCATTTTCTTATGATGCGATAGTGCTTCAAGAGGTTTAGTTCTCTTATGTCACTAGCGGCTAATCTCATAATACAACGACTATGTCACCTGACTTTATAACGTGGTAAGATTTTTTATCAACTTCTATTTTGTGACCAGCATGGCGATCAAAATATATAGCATCGTTTTCTTTAACGCCTGCTACTTCTTCACCTGCAGATACAACGCTTGCTTTGACATAGCGTATATCTTCTCTTTGGCTTTCAGCAAGAAGTAAACCACCATCTGTTTTAGTAGTACCTTCTTTTTCTTTTATTATAATTAAGTTTCTACCTATTGCTTTCATCAATTCTTAAATTATTAATTACACAATCAGTAGATAATATTGTTGTTGCTACAGAAGCTGCATTTTGAAGAGCGCTCTTGGTGACCAGTAGTGGATCTATTATACCTGACTCGATCATATTTACCATTTTTCCTGTAACCACATTGTAGCCTTGTCCTTTAGTTGTCGGTGTTTTTAAATTTTCAACACCAGCATTTTCAAGTATAGTTCTAAAAGGTGCTTTAATAGCTTCTAACAAAACTGTTTCGCCTTTAGACTTAGCTGTTATATTTGTTGCAGCGTTTAATAGAGCAATACCACCACCAGGAACAATCCCTTCTTTAATAGCAGCTTTAGTAGCACAGATAGCATCTTCTACT